GCATTCCAATCTTGTTTGGGCAACCTCTCGAAGATGGACTATCTTATCAGACCAAATCTCTTGCAACTAATGTAGTTCCTATCCAAGAGTTATCTTCTGCAATGATGAACTCTGTAATCGCTGCTCGTAGGCGTGCAATTTCTGATAGAGGCTTATATGATCCGTCGCGTGTTGGGGAAGCGCAAATCAACTCAGATAATCCGTCAGCTAAAATACCTGTTCGCCCAGCAGCATACGGTAAGCCACTCTCTGAGGCATACTATCCGATTCCATTTAGAGACGACCAATCTAGCATTATCATGCAGGAAATGGGTACAGTTATTAAACTCGCAGAACTTATCTCAGGACAAAATCCAGCAAGACAAGGACAGTTTGTAAAAGGAAATAAGACTCAAACTGAGTACTCTGATGTTATGAATCATTCCAATGGACGTGATCAGAACACTTCCATTTTGTATGAAGCTCAAGTATTTACACCATTGAAAGAGCTTCTTAAGCTTAACATCTTGCAATACCAAGGCCCAACTTCGGTATATTACCAAGATAAGCAGACTCAAGTTGAGATTGATCCAGTTGCTTTGCGTCAGGCAATCATTGAATTTAAAATCTCTGATGGCCTCACACCTACATCTAAACTAATCAATGCTGATGCATTTCAAACTTCTCTCCAGGTAATTGGATCTTCAGCTCAGATATCAGCTGGATATAATATCGGCCCTATGTTTTCTTATCTTATGAAAACTCAAGGCGCACATCTAAGTGATTTTGAGAAATCTAATGAGCAAGTAGCTTATGAACAAGCATCGCAACAATGGATGCAAATGGCCCAATTAGCTTTATCGAAAGGACAAGCTTGGAATAATCCACAACCTACACCTGAGCAATTTGGTTATCTGCAAGAAGGGCAATTGAAACAAGTTAACGAGAAACCTCCAGCTCTTGATTCTTTCTTACAGTCAATCAGGCAAAACAATGAAGCAGCAGCGCCTGCTCCAGACGTAGGTTCTGAGATACCAGCACAGTAAGAAGTGAGTAAATAATATGGCCCACCCTATCCCATCAACTTTCACCCGATACCACCTAACTTCTGAGGAGCACATAAGTGGACAAACATTAACTACAGCTAACTTGCAACTTCTGCAAAACTACATCTGCGATGCAGCTGAGGAGAAGTTAGCACTTAAATTTGACCCAAACAATCCACTTGTATTTGCGCAAAGGGAAGCCGAACTTCAAGGACAAATCGGAATTCTCAAGATGCTTGTAGAACTTGCAGCATCTGCGCAAAGACAAATAGTTATAACAGACAATTAAGGTAATATATCATGGCATTTTTCTCTAATATTTTCGGTTCTTCTTCAACAACTCAAGGTGAAGTAACTGCTCCAGCTCCAGCAACCCCAGCAGTTCCAGCTGTACCTACGGCAGAAGTATCCCCACTAGATCAATTTAGTGCGTTGTGGGAACCTACTGCTACTCAAGGAATTGACGGAACACTTCCAAGCAATATGTTTGCTGGCGCTGATCCTGCTAAGATGCTAGAGGCCGCACGGAAAGTAGATTTCGCAAAATCTATTTCACCAGATACTCTAGCTAAAATTACAGCAGGTGGCCCAGAAGCCGCAGCAGCATTTGCCGCAGCAATGAATGATGTTTCTCAACGATCCTATGCTCAGAGTTCTTTTGCATCTACTAAGATTGTTGAAGCAGCTCTAGCTAAATTTCAAGAAGGTCTGGATAACCGGCTCCCTTCACAAATTAAGAAACAACAAGTTTCTGATTCCCTCCGCGCTTCTAATCCCGCTTTGCAACATCCAGCAGCTGCTCCAATTATGGAAGCAATGCAAGCTCAGTTAACAGTTAAGTTTCCCAATGCTACTGTTAGTGAGATTCAGGATATGGCTTCCCAATATCTCGGCGCATTTACTTCAGCAGCTAACCCAAAGAAAGTTGATGCAGTTCCTGAAGCTGAAAATTGGGGAAAATTCTTCGCTTAACTCTCAATCTTTCTAAGGAAATCAAATGGCTTTTCTTCGTCCTCTAGCTCGTGATGATGGTGGTATGGTCAAACCCTTGACAGGTGCCGATGTTTTGACAACTGGTCTTGCTCCAGTTATTATTAACAACGCCGCACTGCAAACTCTGACTGCTGCATCTATTATCGCAGGTGTTATCTTGCGTCAAGGTGCTGGTGCAGTTTCTGACGTTACTGACACTGCTGTTAATATCATGCAAGCTTTGTATGGTAACACTGGTACTGAACCTGAAGTTGGTGAGACATTCCGATGCCTCTTCTCCAACCAAGGTGCATCCACTGTTACTATAACTGCTGGTGTTGGTGTTACTGTTTCTGGTAACATCGCTGCACTAACTTTGACAACTAAACAGCTGTTGTTTATCTGTACTTCCAAAGGTACTAAGACTTATGCTAACGGTATTTTTACCAACGCTGGCGCAACCTTCAACTGCGTTGTTTTGTAATCTCATAATTTCATAAGGAAACTATAATGTCCACTGGTATTTTTAACACCTCGGTTCTGACCACTGATCTTGCTAAGAAGTCATTCGCAGGAATGATTACTCGCTTGATGCCTAACGGTGCAGCTCCTTTGTTCGGTATGACTTCTATGTTGCAGAGCGAAACCGCTGTTGCAGTTGAGCATGGATTCTTCACTAAAACAATGTTGTTGCCACAAGTTACGACTTACGGTTCTACTCACACTTCGACTGACACCACCATCAACGTGTTGTCTACTGCAAACATCTTGCCTGGCATGATCTTGCAAATTAACAATTCCGCTTCGCGTGAGAACGTTATTGTTAACAGCATCTTGTCTGCAACCCAAATGTCGGTTACTCGTCAAGTTGGTACAGTTGTTTCGGCAACTATTCCAGTCTCTACTGACATGTACCAAGTTGGTAATGCATTCGAAGAAGCTTCGCTGCGTCCTAACTCTTTGGTAATCAATCCAGTTCGGATTACCAACTTGACTCAGATTTTCCGTAACACTTGGGCTATCTCCGATACCATTCGTCAGACAATGATGATTGCAGGCGATACCAATATTGCTGAAAGCCGTACTGATTGCGCTGCATTCCACGCTGCTGATATCGAGAAAGCATTCTTTTTCGGACAGAAATCGCAAGGTAGCCGTAATGGACAACCTTTCCGTACTATGGACGGTCTGGTTAACATTGTGGGTACAGCTGCAAACTATCCTTCTTATTATGCTGGCGTAACCAACGTATATACCGCAGGTGGTACTACTACTTACCCTCAGTTGGAAGGTTTCCTTGATCCATTGTTCAATCAAACTACCGACCCTAAAGTTGGTAATGAGCGTGTGTTGTTCGTTGGTGGTACTGCACTGAAAGCAATTCATCAAGTTGCACGTCTGGCTACTGGTTCGCAATACCAAATAGCTGACGGTCAAACTAGCTGGGGTCTGCAATATTCCACAGTTAAAACCAGTCGTGGTAAGTTCCAGTTGATCGAGCACCCACTGTTCAACTCGAATACAACTTGGTCTAAGATGGCAGTTGCAGTTGACTTGTCTACTTTCCGTGCTGCTTACCTTGGTGATCGCAAGACTCAGAACAAAGAATTCAATGCTGGCAATGATGCACAAGACAATGGTATTGATGCAGTTGGCGGAACTCTGACGACCGAAGTAACTTGCGTTGTTAAGAATCCTCCAGCTAACGGTGTTGTTTATAACTTGACTGCAGGCGCAGCAGGCTAATCTTCACAGGCCCCACTCAGTTTATTCTGTTTGGGGTCATACGCTTTTCCTCTGGTGGGGAAGGGTGCAGTTTTCATGGCAATGGTTTGCTGCTAAACTAAACCTATGCGTCTACCCTTGTTTTCTCACCACAAATCGGAATCTTATTATCATGGCAATTCTTAAAGTATTTAAATCACGTGCCCCCGTAATGGGTTACGCATTCAAAAATGGCAATGTTGTTTACTTCCGTGAACATATGTATGCCACTCTCTCCAAAGCTGAGATTGAGGAGTTGACAACTGAATGCGAAAACGGTCATCCAAATTACTACATTGACCCAGAGCAGACTGAGATTGATTCAGAGCAAATGGATCCTATCGCAGTTCTTACAGCTAAAATCCGTGAAGAGGAGCGCGCAAAACTAATGGCAGCTGTTGGCAATCCACATAAAGATATGGGCCAAACAGAGCAAGGTAAGTTGCAAGGAATCTCTAATTCCCATTCTATTATGGGAGTTGCTGCTGCTTCTGAAACTCAAGCAACTGCTGCTCGCACTCCGATTAAAGTTGCTTCCCCAGCACCCACTAAGTAATTAGGTAACTCCCATGTCAGTCTCATTCGCCGAACTCGTTGATGATGTTTATACACTCACTAATCGTCCTGATTTAGTGGGTGAGACTGCACTTGCAATTCAAGCAGCAACTCTTAAAGCTCACCAATCAGATGATTACATCTATGACTTTGTTGAGCAATCAATTGTATTCGACACCTCAGATTACTATCAA